TAGTAAGTTGTTTATATTGTTTTTCAACACCAACTACATTGTTTTCAGAAAAATAAATGATGTTAATAACATTATATGTCTTAGTTTGATCTTGTGCATAATACGGAGTATTAAAGTTAGCTGGATAACCAGTATCTCTGTAAACTTCATATTTATACCCTTTTGTAAACCATTCATAGTTAGCAATGCCTTTACCAGTACCAACCCCTACATTTCCAGCAGTTGTCACAGTAGCTGTTAAATCACTATAAACTGAAATTGCTCCAGTTGCTTGATTAGGATTATTACTTTTAATATAAGCTTGTACCTCAAACACTACTGGGTCAGCAATATCTCTAGCTGGGTCACTAGCTTTTAATACTTCAGTAACTACGATAGATGTTCCTGATTTTACAAAGGTAAAACTGTCAGAACCTTCTTTCTCTTGACTTTTTTCTAAGTTTGAGATTATACCGTCTATAATAATATCATTAGTAATTCCAGTTACATCATTTCCAGTTACATAAAAACCGTTAAGGATTCTAAAGTTTTCAACTGATAATGAACCACCGTCTTCTAAGATTCTTACTAATACTTCATAAGTTGTATTAACTCTAGGTGCCACTGTAAATCCACTGACGGTAACTTCTTTAGCTACAGCAGCTTTATATTCACCCACGGTTACACTCTCTACTTTGTTTGCGCCAATAACATCTGTAAATTCATAATTTAAATTCTTAGAAGCTGATCCGCTTGTTTTTTGTAATACATAAAATGGTGCTCCTGATGCAGGTGCTGTACCATCTTTTGATAACACTTTAATTTCTTTATCACTTGCAGACGTTACGAAGGTTGCTGCTGTAGTTTCTGATGCTACTGCATTACCAACGATTAGTTCGCCTACTTGATTTGGTGAAAATACTGCCATTTGTTTTAATTTAGTTTAAAAATTGTTTATTCATCTCTTAAATTTGTTTGAATCTTATTTTGTAAATTAGATTCTTTATAATCTCTAACTGCTAATTCAACAGCTCTATTAAGTATCTCATCATGGATACTTTCGTCTAACTCACTAGTTTGCTCGTCAGTCTGATTATTTATAGATAATCCCTCTCCTAGAAAATCCCCTAATATTAAAGAGGTTAGTATAATAGGTGATGGGAATTTGATATATCTTAATTGATACTTTTTAATATCATACTTAGATACTAGTTCTACGTTATCAATTTGATTTTGCTTACTATAATCCAATCTCCAAACAGTATCACTGTCAGGTTTTTTAAAAGGATTTTTAATTTGAATATTGTACTCATCATAAGTTTTAGGAATCACCTTTACAACTTTATCATTAAGACAATCATCCGTTGAGTTAAAAATAACCTGTTCTTGGATTGTTAAAAACAAATCAGCCGGTAGTTCATAAAATTTTGATAAATTTGATAATCCTACATCAGATTGTAATAGTGTAGAAGTTTCATAATTTTTAATCAACTCCTTCAAATCTATTCTTCTTTTTTCATTACCCTCAAAAGAAGCTTGATACTTGTTTTGATTTAAGTAATGATTTTTAACTATCTCAAGTTGAGCCTTTGTTAAAAAAACAGACTTTTCATATAAATCTAATCCTGGTGCGCTTTTACTTGCAACATTATCATATAATATATCAAACTCATTTGAAAATTCTGTAGTAGTCATATCTTATTCAGCATTTTTAATCTTAGCTTCTACTAATGATCTGATTTCTTGATTTTTATTATTGTCTAGGTATCTAACGGCATTATCAAATGTAGGATTTTCATCCGCTTCACATAAAGATAAACCATCTACAGTACTGTATTTATTAGATTTCTTAACAATAACCCCAGCTTCAATACCTTTATTAATAAGTATTTTGGTTGCGAAAGAACTATCTTTCATTAATTCAACAAACTTAGATGGAGAATTATCAATAAACTCTTCAACTTGTCCTTGAATCCAATCTAACTTAGAGCCAGCAGAAATAGGTTTGTTAGTAATCAATTTTAATATACCAATTAATTGGTCTTTATCATCTTCTACTTTACCATATAATTTGAAGGCTTCTTTCTTAGAATCATATTTACGTTTAGTTTCCTTAAACTCTTCACCTTCATTTACAATAACAAATTGATAACTTTGTTTATCATTTCGTTGATCCCACGATGGTGCTACATGATCTTTTAAAGCTTGTAATAACTTAACTTGAATAAACTCCATTGGTCTACTCATATCAAATTGATTATCTTCTTTCCTTAATGTAACATAAAAGTCTCTCCAAAAATCACTATAGATAGATAAATTAGCACCTCTTAATGCGTCAGAACCTTCTAGATAATCTTTTTCTTCCTTTGTTAATATATTAGCCAATCCTCCATTACGTTGCATTGGTACAGTAAAACGCTTTGTGGAATTTATTAACATTCCTCCTGAAATAACATGATCGTTAGTGATATGTTCACCAGCAGCCATTCCTTTACGTCTTTTAATATATTTTACTGTTACTTGTTTATTTGGTAATTTAAACCCTTTAACTACTCCCATTGTTAAATTTTTATTTGTAAAAAAAGGGGTGTTTAAGACACACCCCTATTAAGCCTTTATTATATTATGCTAGTATTGAAGGAATCAATGTTGCAGTTCTAGAAGGATCTTTTACCATCGCTCCAGTCATACACATTGCAGTCATTACAGCAGAATCTTCCATATGATTCATTACACCACCTCTACGTCCGGTGAATGGATCTCTAATACCTGCTTTATAACCTCTTAATTCATCTTCTCCACGAACTTTAATTTTTTGGATATTAGCTTCTTCGCTAGATCCAATATATAAAATATCATATCTGTAAGATTCAGCTACACCTCCATCTGGATGCAATAACTTATTTCTTACTTTGTCATCATACATAGGGTCTACTTCAATCGTAACGTGTACGTTATTTGGAGCAGTCCATTCTGTAAATTGGAATCCAGTTTTAAATGAATTCGAGTGAAATTTAGAACTTACTTTCTGTGTTACAGCAGGATTGTTTTGACTTAAATTAATCCATCCAGATGCTTCAGCAGTTACAGCTCTATGAAATTGTGCTGCACCACGTTCTCCTGTACGCAACATAAATTTACGATCTGAAAATTCTAATTTACCTTCCGATAATTCAAATAACATATCCTCTAGTAATCTAATTGAGAATCTATTGTAATAAGTAGTGTTACTTACTTCAATTTGCTCTCTAATCCCAGAACCAGCTTTAATTTCAATATTTGATTTTCCTTTGTTCAAGAAACCACCATTCTCAGCACGGTTTGTTTTACCAAACATTAATGTACGAGATTTGATACGAGACAATGCTTTTTCAAACTGCCACATAACTTCTTGCATCCAAGTATTAGATGAATGTACTTTACCACTGTTAGGATCTCTAGTTTCAATTCCTGCAAAATATACAGGTTCAACTTTTACATCAATCATTGCTCCAGAAACTTTGTGTTCAAAACGTAAGTTAGAAACACTATTTCTCATTAAGTAAGGAGATGTAAATTGGATACCAGCACCTTCAATAGAAAGTTCATCTTCAACGTATGCCGATTCAATAGAGAATCTGTTGTTAGCAACTAGTTCACTACCTGGAATACCAGCTAATGATTCTTGTCCACCCCAAACTTCACACGTATATACATATCTATTAGGAGCTTCTGCACGAGGCTCTTCTAAAATTCTAATTTGATAGATGTCTGGATGAATACCAGAAATAACATGTACTTTAGTAAACCACTTCTCAGCGAATACTAATTCAAATGTTGTTCTACCGGCTCCAATTCCTGTATCACCATCTGATACAACAGAACCTTGGTAACGGGCTTCAGTTAATGGAATGTTTCTTTCATCACTTCCAACTAACTTCCAAACGAAATCATCGCTTGACTCCAATACTTTCTCAGGAAACATAGATAACGAAGTATCTAAATTTTTCATTCCTGATTGTTGAAGCAATACAGTAGTTATCTTTGATGCCAATTGAGGTCTACTTCCAAAAATAGCCCCGATATGGTTTTTTAATGTTAGCCCCGACCAGTGTTTACCTTTTGTGACAACGAATTTACCTACACTCATAATTTAAATTTAGTTTATTTAGTCTACAGTTATTAAAAATTTATTTCAGCTCCTAGACCATCGCTGTAACTCTCATTGTCCTGTAAGAAACTAGGGACATCCGAGTTATTAATACTATTATTTTGTAAAGCTCTTTCCATATCTTGTATAGCACTAGACTTTGCTGATGCTGTAAATTTAGAAAAATCTTTAAATCCTTTTGTTAGTTCATAAACGTAGTATAATTTAGTATCAAAATCTACAGGGTCTTCTCTACGCTGTTTCATCAATGCGTTCTCAGAACCACCATCTGGGGATTTACCAACTATTTTAGTCATACTCTCATAAACCTTATCTTGAAAAACTTTATTTATAGTTTGTCCTTTTATTAACTCTTTAGTATCATAAACAGACTTCTTTAATTGTTTTTCAACATCTTGTTGTTGTTTTTCAATTAATGCGTTTTGAGTTGCAATTTCAGCAGCTTGGTTGTCCAACTCTGCTTTATTAAAGTTCTTCACATTAATTAATGATTCTCTAGCGTCTTCTAATATACTATCATCCCCTAATTCAGAAAGTCTGTCTATTAGTTTACTCGCTTTAGCTTCACTTATACCACTATTAATATAATCTTGATATATTACTTTTTTACCTAACTCCATATCCTGAGATAAAGAATCTTCAGTGATAGTGTTTAAAGCATCTGCTGTAGTTTTATAAGCATTATACTCATCTACAGATATTCCTTTATTGATGTACTCATACCCCTCTTCACCTATTTTTTCAATAATTGTAGATTTTGCTAAGTTTTCAGCTTCTGCTTTCATAGCGGTTGCTAAATCTTCAACACTCTCAATTTTGTTTTCAGCGATATCCAGAGAAGGTAGTAAGCCTTGTTCCTGAAGAACTGTGGCTACAGAAGAAAATAAGTTGGGAGAATCATTACCCTCACTACCTTCATCCTGGTCATCTTCCTCAGCTACGTCCTCTGAATCAGAATCCTGATCCTCACCTTGGTCATTATTAGTATCATCAGACTCTTGCGAATCGTCATTATTATTAGTTTCTTCAGATTCATCTTGATCTTCAGAATCTTCCTGGAAAGCACTTAGTTCATCAAAATTTACTTCTAAATTCTGTTCACCAAATAAATCCATTCCTATATTGTCATCGTCCATATTTCTCCCAAATTTTATAGCGAGCACCTAATATAACAACTTTTTTAGTTAAAGTCAAATTATATATAGAACTCATATAGCTTTATTTAGCCGGTTTATTATTTGATTTATTAATTTGTTTCTCCTTAACCTTAATGTTATCAGAGTGTTTCTTCATATCATTCTCCAAAGCTTTTATTTTAAGTAACAATTCTTTACTAGAATTTTCTTTATCACTTTGAAACTTTCTCTCATCTAAGTTAAGTTTTTCAGCATCTAATCCAATACCATCATCATTAATGTCAGTATCATAATCAGTATCATTATCATTCTTATCAGCTATATAACGTTTTGTAGCATCCTCTCTAAGACTAATAGTGTCTTCTAATTTCATCTTAGCCTGTTCAAGTTGTAACTCTTGTTGTTGTTGTTGTTCAGCTATCTTAGCTTGTTGTTGAGAAGATTCAGAATTCTTTTGATGTAAATCATCTTCAGCAATTTCTATTTTACGTCTCATATCAGATAATGAAGGGCTGAAATAAATATCCATTATAGTAGATAAGTTACCACCATTTTGTAAGAATGATTGGGCATAACCTTTAATAGTTTGCTCCATCTCTTGTGTCTTACTAGAATTAGTTGCTACAACACCATAATCAGCCTCACAGAATACATCCCCATCAACATTTAAAGTTTGAATAGTTTGATCATCTAATATATACTGAACTTTAGGGTTTTTACCTTTAAGGGCTATTTTAGCAGTTTCTAAGAACGCTGTTAATACTCTAAGTTTAACATGCTCATGTTGCATAAACCAATGTTCTGTAATATGACTTGACTGATTAACAGCTCTTTCCACACCACCAACAGTTTCTCTATTTGAGATTTGTCCTTGACGTTGTTGAGATACACCTACAATCTCACCCATCTCCATTTTAATAAATTCCAAGAGTTGGATTTGTTGTTGTATATAGTTACCAGATTCCATATCAATAGATCTACCACCTTGAGTATTAAATGATCCTGCTAATTTACCTGTTGATGCTCCGTGACTACCTTCTTTAAAAGAATCTACAATAGCAATCTTATTAACAATAGCAAAGTGCATCCATTTTTCTACTTCCCAATTATCTGGTATCTTAGATATATCTAATTCAAATATCTTACCATAATTAGTAGCAATAGCTTTATTAAGTCTATCCCATATAGCATCATATAAGTATTGATAGTTCTTACATCTATCCATTAATGAGATACCTCTACCTTGGTTAGTATTATATACTTGACCAATAATACCAGCATGACATTGTGATTTATTATTTAATCTATTGAATTGAACTTCTTTAGGTTTCATTTGGATATAAATATCCTTACCTAACTTAGTACCTTCCCATATTTCATTAACCCATAATGTAGTAACTTCTTCACCAAGATCTTTATTAGGTATATATTCTTCAGACATAAATTTGAACTGCTGTTCACCTTCTTCATCGTAGAACTTAACTTTTTTAATCTTTTTAAAACTTCTCCAGTAAACTCTTAATACCCTGATATTACCATCAGAATCAGTATAATCTCTACTGAAAGCATGTCCATTAATCTCAGCTATATTAAGGAAGTCATTAACAGAACTACCCATGTCAGCACCATCTCTTAATAGCACATGATTATTATCATCATCACTATAACCTCCTTTAGAAGTTCGTGTTGAATAATCCATTATAGTATCAATATCTTTAGGTTTTATTTCACCATAAAAAGTATCTACTATTTTAGCAGGAGACCAATGATCCTCTATAACAATTATGCTAGAATCCTCAATTTTATTAGAATTACCACTACGAACAGCTCTAACTTTTAAAGGGTTAAGTTTTTCTAAGATAGGTTCATCAGCGACTATATCTACTTGATAGATCTCTTCCGCCATTATCATAGCATCTTTAAAACCGTCATTAAACTTATAAGCAAACTTCTGCTCCTCCCAGTAATGTTTAAGAATTTGATTAGCCATCTTTTCCCTAACATCTTGCCATTCATATTTCATATATTTTTCAAGATCCTTCATTTTAGATTCCAGTTCTTGCTCGCTATAATTACCTTTTATAAATTGAGTAATTCTTTGAGTTAATATATTCTTACGATCATTTTCTTTAGCTGTTATAGCATTAGGATTAGTTACCACAACAGACCAATCAAATCGTCTTTTAATTTCTTCTCCTACAAGTAAGTCTATTTTAGGGACTGCTATTGGATGATGTGGTATTTCTTTAGGTATGAAATCAGCATCAATCCCTTGAGGATTAACAACTTTCTTCATATCATTAACGCTTACTATTCCATTATATAAGTTAAGATTTACTATTCTATTTCGTAATGTCTGCCTAACCCCTTCGTTATGATATAACGAGTTATTATCAGCATTATCTACGTTACCAATCCTCCACTTTTTGTTCTTTTTAGAAAAACTAAGTCGTTGGGGTAACGATTGTGTACTTTGAAATGTTCCCATATTTAATATAATTATATGTGTTCAATATAGTATAAGTGGAGATTTTATCCAAAATATATATCGAACACATATAGCTTTTTACTTTATTAGTTTATCTAGTCCAACACCACCTTTATAATTCTTACTAAAGAAAGGGTCGCTACCTAGGCTATTGACAGGTTTATATTGATTATCCTTAGCTGTTATAGTCCTTTTAATCCTATCTTCCCTAAGTATAAATAACATACCTGCAGCAGATACCCTATCAAAGTTACCATCAGGGTTCCAGTATATAA